ACGTGTGTAACTTGTGGCAAGTTGCCGTCAACACGGAATGTTGCACGGAATGTTGCGAGTCCTGAGCTGAATGCAAAGTCATCGGAACGATCCAACTTGATGCCACCAACACTGCGCACGTAGTACGAAGGCAAATGGCCTACGATTACGGACTTGGTGCCTGTGGTGGCTTCTGCCATTGATGGGTTCTCATAGATTGGCTTGCCCAAGAGCATGTCTGGGGAGTCAAGCGACAATCCTGGTTGGAACACGTAGTTGCCTGCCGTGTCCTTCAACTTGCGAACTCGACCAATCGACTGACCAGTCATCATCCAACCAACACCTGGGAGCTGACGAGCAGCACCATCAAGTGAGTAGTAAAGGTCGATGAGGTTGTCTGCTGTGAAACCAGTTGCTGTGCCTGAAGTACCACCAACAGACGAAGCTGCGACGATGCCGGTTGGCTCAACTGTGCCAGTTCCAACGGTCAACGCTGAACCAACAGCGAAACCGAGTGCGTTACCAACTTGATCAGCCAAGAAGCTGAGCATGTCAACACCAGAATCTTCAAGAAGTTCCTGCGACACCTGTGTCAAGAAACCGTATTTGAATGCTCCGAGTGTGATGAATGCCGAGAATGCTGGATCGGATTCGCCCAATGCTGCTGCTTCTGCGTTGACAGTTCCTACGGAGTAGGTTGACAAACGTGGAATCTGAAGGTTCTCGCCACCTGCGGTGTTGAGGACAGTTGATGTTGCCAAGACTGGCGCAACCAAACGTGCCTTCATGATTACCTGGTTGTAGAACGAAGTTGGTACTGGTGAACCAGTGCTTGACTTCAGAACGTCACGACGCTCGAAATTGGCCGAACGTGATTCGCCCTTGATAAGCGCACGGATCATTGCGACATCTTCGTTGACTGATGCCGAAGCAACTGGACGAACTTGGTCTGCAATCTCACGGGTTGCTGCGTCCATGCGAAGTTCACGTGATTCATCTTCACGGAGTTTGGCAATAGTTGCTGCTCGCTCATTCAGTTCGTCGTTGAGACGGCTGTATGTCTGCTCTTCTTCTGCTGAGAGGTCACGCTTTTCGGCTGTGGCCACGTCGATGATTGCTTTGGCTTGGTGCCAGGCTTGCTGACGAATCTCAACTTGACGGTCTAGATATTCTTTCATGATGTTTTCTGCTTTCGGATTGTTGATGGATTGGGGATACGCAGGGAGTTACTACTTCTCAACCTGATGTGGCTCCACATACAGCAACAAGGTTGACGGCTCCGTCAACTATGCAGTGAACAAATGTTAGGCGATGGTCTTCAATAAATCAAGGTGCTTCGACATGACACCCAAACGAGCCGGTGCAGCATCCTGCACGGGTTCAAGTTTGGCGACAGTTTCACGTAACAACATCGCATGATCTTGTGACAAAGTTTGACCAGATTCAAGGTTGGTGATCGCAGCTGCGAGTTGATCTGCATCTATTCCTGTGCGAGTAGCAAGCGCATCAAGTGAACGGACTGCTGCTGTTGTGGCTGCATAGGCTGGGAATCCTGTGACAACGCTGACTTCATAGAGTTTGATTTGACGGAGTTCACGGGATTGACCATCATCAGACCACATATCTCCACCAGATGGAACGGTGAAACCAAACGACATCGAGTTCACATCGCCTCGTTGCATCAACACGGACAGGTCACGACCAATGGAAGTATCAGGTAAGGATGCATCAACGAGTAAGCCTTTGGAGTCTTCAGATAGTCGCAGTGTTTTGGCACGGGTTGTGGCGAGAAGCATGCTTGAATCGTGGTTCATGTACATGCGCACATTGTTCTTTGACTTCAATGACCGGCTGAATGCGCCTGGTGCGATCCGTTCAATGAACGGCAATGGCTCTGAAGGTGAATTGAATACAGCTGCGTAACCTGTGAACGACATCCCGTTGCCTTGTGGATCGGCACGAAGTTCAAAGTCGTTTGATGTTATGCGACGTGTTTCAACTTGTTCAGTCATAGGCGCAATGTTAGCCGAACTATTTAAGCGTGTGCGATGAAACGAGAACGATCTACCTTGTTCAGCTTTGATTGCTTCAGCCTTTGACATGAACCAGTTCATTGCAGGTTCAGGGTCTAGTGGGTTGATGCCCCACAGATAGAACGCCACAGCACCGGCACCAGGGAACTCTTTGTCATCAGGGTCAGAGTTCTTTGGTGCATCCAAGTCCACAAGATGTCTTGCACCCCAAGCGTTGGTGCGAATTACTTTGTCTTCGCTGATGTCACCACGTGCCATGTCCCGTGCTTCACGTACAGTCCGATCCACCAAACCATCACCAGCCAAACCTTGCCCGTAATAATCCAAACCCTTGCGAGCAGCTGAACGAATGTAGGTAGGCACATCCAATGACACTTGACGGATTGAAGGTACTTCATCAGCCTTGATTGTTTTGGGGTCTTTGGTTGCGATGCCTAGTGACGCATACGCTCGACGTGCAGCAGCATCATTATCTATTGCCAACTTCACAGGATTCTCTTCAAGGATGTCAGCAGCAGTCTGCTGCTTGTATTCAGGTGTATCAATGCTCATGTCTTCGTTGAATTGAATGTCGTTGAACTGGACACCTGCATCAGCCAACTCTTGCATTGTTTTCTCTTCATCAGATTCTGGACGACCCGTGACAATGTAGATGTAGTAATCGGGATACAACGAGTTCACATAATCCACATTCTTTTGAATGCCTCTGCCACCAGCGATCAAAGTTCCATCAATGTCAACAATGATGACTTCATCTGCGTCGGAGTTTCGTTCACCACCAGGTTCCATATCCTCAGCAACAGACACAGCAACCATCTGATCAATCGCATCCTGCTTCGTGGTGTGGCAACCGATAACTTCACCGTCTTCTTTAATGGTTGCCCAACCTGAACAATCAGGTGATTTGTCTGTAATGAAATAAGGCATCAGACCAACAACAATACTTCAGCATCATCATCCAGTGAGGAGAACGTGACCGAACCCAACGCACCCACATCAGCACCACCGAGACGTGCCACAGCCACAACCGACACCAACAGTGGCCGTCGAGGCTTCGGAATCTCAACAACAATCTGCTCTGGTGGCTCATGCTTTGTGACCGGTGCAGCAGGTTGCTTCCACCATCGTGACCCCGAAGGCGGTATCTCAGGAGGTTCAGGTGGATTGATCGTGGCTGTAGCTGACGCAACCATGCCATCCAAGGGTGCATCGAATACAGGGAAGATGATCGCTGATGCTGAAGCTGTCGCATCCAACCCACCCAACGACGAAGACAACACAGGGAACAATGTCGATGAGGCTTGAGCAGTGGCATCTAGACCACCCAAACTTGAAGACAGTATTGGGAATATCTCGGATTGCGCAGTCGCAAGACCATCCAATCCACCCAACGATGAAGACAACACAGGGAAGATTGTTGATTGCGCAGATGCAGATGCGCTGATCCCACCAAGCGATGACGATCCTGACGCTAGTTTCGTTATTGTTGCTGAAGCGTTAGCACTCAGCCCACCAAGCGACGATGCGCCAGTTGCTTGCATCGGAAATGGCGAACCATCCAAACCAACGGTTGCGTCATCCAGTTGGGATGTGTTGAGCGTAAACCTGCTGAACGCCATAGGCGAACTAACTTGCGAGAGTCAACGAAACAGTTAGATTGCCTGCACTAATTGTGTACGTGTCACCTGCCGTGTAAGCACCGGCAACGATTGTTCCAGAGAACAAGAAGTTGCCTGCACTGATATTGTCCCAACAGGTGAAGTGTGTTGCATCTTGTGAACCTGTGATATTCGTCCAACTCACATCAGCATCCGATGTTAAAACTCCAGCAGAAGCAGCACCAAACGAAACAGCCTTGCGTGTTGTCTCAGTTGCAGGACTTGCAGTTCCAGCAGTACCAGGATCATTCGTATGCAACTTCACATACGGTGTTGCCACCGAGAACGCTGTTGCATTACCCAATGCGTTCATCCAAGCATTGCCCAAGTATGCGCTAATTCCATGTGCCATTAGTCTTCAACCCTTTCAGTGATTGTCAGAATGCGTCCATCAGCGTCACGCTCAACAGTTCGCACAGTTGGCTTCGACTGTGGCATGTTGACACGCACCACAGTTTCAGGCACATTGATGATTGGTGCAGGAACATTGACTGCCGGTGGCGTGTAGTTCAACACCACTTCAGGCATGTTGATACTCATATCCTGCGACTTCACTTCGTACACCGAAGCAGGAT